AGCAACAAAGATATTCAGTTTGGACAACTTGTTGGCACTGGTTGTAATATTAACTTTTATACTGGCCAGCTAGAACGCGCCCGCATCGACAGCTCCGGCAGGCTCTTAGTTGGCACGTCTAGTAACCGTACTGGTGCTGCCCTTCAAATCGAAGGCACTACCTTTGGTACATCCCTTGGCACAATTACAAATAACTCTGCCAACTCTGCGCCGGCATATTTTCAACTAATAAAGTCACGCGGCACCAGCGTTGGATCACAAGCCTTGGTGTCAAATGGCGATGGTCTTGGAAATGTCCAGTTTGTTGGAACTGATGGCACTCAACAACTTGTAGCGGCGGCTATTGAGGGGATTGTAGACGGCACCCCCGGCACTAACGACATGCCGGGCAGGCTAATGTTTTCTACCACCGCCGACGGAGCGAGCAGCCCGACGGAGCGAGCACGCATCACGAGCGATGGATTCCTTCGGGTAGGCAAATCTTCGGCCGACATTAACGTACAAGGTATCTCTCTTGCTCCCTTTGGCACCGCAGCCTTTAGCAGAGACGCTGAAATTCCTTTATTCGTTAATCGCAATACCGACGACGGAGCGCTAGTTGTATTTAGGCAAGAAGGAACTGACGAAGGCAGTATCTCCGTCTCCGGCACGACGGTTAGCTACAACGGGGCTCACCTTTCCCGTTGGTCCCAACTCCCTGGTGGCGCAGAACGCACCGAGATCCTGCGGGGCACTGTTTTAAGCAACATCGATGAGATGTGCGGTTGGGGCGAAGAAGCCAACGAACAGCTCAACCGGATGAAGGTGAGCGACGTTGAAGGCGATCCCAATGTGGCCGGCGTGTTCCAAGCTTGGGACGATGACGACGACACCTACACCGATGACTTCTACTGCGCGATGACGGGTGACTTCATCATCCGCGTCGCTGAAGGCGTCACGGTTCAGCGCGGTGATCTGCTGATGTCTGCTGGTGACGGCACCGCCAAGCCGCAGGACGACGACATCGTTCGCAGCAAGACCATTGCTAAGGTGACTTCAAGTCACGTCACCTGCACCTATGACGATGGCAGCTACTGCGTGCCTTGCGTACTGATGGCTTGCTAGAGCAATTAGCCCTACTCGCTAAACCATTTTGGTGACATCAACAAAATGGTCTAACCTTCTGGAGTCTCCGGATAGTCCGCCCAGCCCCGCAAGTCACCTTCCCTGCTGCAATACGACCAAGGAATACGAAATGCCCGTACTATGACTCGCCTTGTTTGTCGTCTAAACTAATGAAGACCATTCTTTTTAACCATGGCTACTGAAATCACTTGGGGCGTGGCTCAACTTGAGCGACAGCTTTCAGACGGTGTGGTATACACTGTTCACTATACCGTTGAGGCCTTTGACGGCACTTATCGTTCATCTGCGTATGGATCTTTGGGGTTGGAAGCACCAGAAGACGATTCATTGATTCCTTTTGCTGATCTAACGCCCAAAATTGTAATTGAATGGGTGAAAGAAAAGTTTGGCGATGAGAAAGTGGAAGAAATTTCCACGGCCCTCCAAGCGCAAATTGATCAGCAGAAAACTCCCACCACTGGCACTGGCCTTCCTTGGGCAGGCTAAACTTATCCTTTCCATCGTCTGACCATGGCAGCCAAGAGCAAAATCGGTGTTAGCGGGCAAAAGCTTCATGAAGCCGGTCGTCCCAAGCTCACAAGGCAGGGCGATGGCAAGCATAGTAAGCCTAATCACGGGCGCAAGCTGAGCCGAGGGCAGGGCAAATAGTTAAGGGGCCGAAAGGCCCTTTTTAAATGACAAAGACAAAGCTATAATGAAGTTAATTAGCCAGTGAGCAATGATTTATCCAGCCACTTATGACATAGTGGTATTGCAAAATGCCACTTGGAAAAATCAGTTTAGAGCCACTGAAAATCAAAAGCAAACAACGATTGATATCTCTGGAAGCACATTTACTGCTAGCTGCCATGGTTTCGGCAATGGACAGAAGGTAGTATTTGCAGGAGGTGCGTTGCCTTGTGGCATGGCCGACAATACTGTTTACTATGTCATTGCAAGTGGCTTGACAAACGATTCTTTCAAGGTGGCCACCACTTCTGGAGGAACCAGCTTAAGCCTGCATGGCACGGCTAGTGGCACGCATTACGTAAGCACTCCTATTAACTTAAGCGGATATACTGTTGATTCAGACATTAGAGGATTGGTCGAGAATCAATATGTGGGCACGTTTTCGCCATCGTTAGTTGATGCGGCGAATGGTTTGTTTCAGCTTGAACTTTCTCCTGCAACCACTTCTGGCTTTGAAACAGGACAGTTTGGCTACGACGTAAGCCTCACTTCATCTGGTGGCGAGCGATACTATTGGCTTACTGGTACACTGGCGGTTCAAAGCACTTATTCTCGCTAGCAACATGGAAAGCATTTCTTTAATTACAACTAGCGAATCGACTGCTGTCTTAACCAGTGAGAGCGCTGGCAGTAGTGCTATTATTATGGGAGCAAGTGATTCGCCATCTCCTTCTTTGCTGATTTCATCTGTAGGAGCACAGGGGCCTCAAGGTGACAATGACAACGCTATTGCTTATTCCATCGCATTAGGATGAATGGCTAAATATCTTGTTTCTGGTTATACTTTCTCCCCTGGCATTTCCGGCTCTGGCAGCATTACGATTAGTGGCATATTTCCGTTAGAGCAATTCTTGCTTGCCACAAATGTAACTGATAATACGGTTGTCTATCAATTCAACTCTCCTGCCAAGGGAGGCAGTGTCAGCAGCATCTCTGGTACCACTTCACTATTCCTCAATGCTGATACCAGCGGGATGAGTGCTGGGGATAAAGTGCAGCTTTTTGTTGATGATGGCGCAGACATTCAAGTGGAGATTGCCAACGCAACTGTAGAGATTAGCAACGATAATGGCAATCCTTTGACAGTTGACGGCCGAGCTTATAGCAGCTCGGTGAGTTTTAATCGCCCCGGAAACACTTCGGCATATACTGCTGGTGATGTTATTGGAGTGACAAGCGGAGGGGCCGCAGGAAGCGCCATCCATACTTTTACCTCTATTGGCCCCAGCAATGGCCATGTAATGATTCAGTCAGTTGAAATGTTCCTTGATGCAAGCACTGTACCTGCTGGCATGGGAGCATTTCGCTTGCATCTATATAATACTTCTCCGAGTGGCATTATCGATAATGCAGCTTTTGATTTGCAGACTACTGACAGGGCAAAATATATTGGGTACGCTGATTTAAGCACACCACTAGATTTCGGCTCTGTTTTATATTCGCAGTCTGATTATTCAGGAAGGCTATTGCAATTGGCATCTGGATCTACGTCATTATTTGGCATTTTGCAAACTGTCAATGCTTATACTCCTGCAAGTGGCACTGCTCATGAGATTAGAATAAAAACAATTGAAGCGGGGTTGTAATGGCGCAACGTATTGTTGACGACGAGCAGTACGAAGAGTTTCTTGTAAAGGCTACCGGCGACGGCCTGGAAATTAGGAATGACAATGGGGCGCCAGTTTTTGTTTCCGCTGGCGCCTATGGCCCCAGTGAAGCTAGTCAAACAAGGCCTGCTGATACTAATGCCTATGCTGCGGGAGATGTTGTTAGCGATAGCACTAGTTCTCCTTCTCCATTGACCTTTGCTTCAATTGGACCGAGTGGAGGCAGGGTCGTTTTACAGTCTGCAGAATTTAGGACCGATGTTAATGGCATTGCAAGCGGCATGGGAGCGTTCCGACTGCATTTATACAATGCTTCTCCAAGCGGCATTGCAGACAATGTGGTATACAACTTGCCGAGCGTAGACAGAAGCAAATATGCTGGTTATATCGACTTTCCTGCTCCCATTGACTTGGGGGATACCATTTGGAGCCAAAGTGAATATATTGGACGCCAAATCAAGCTGGCGTCTGGAAGTACAAGCTTGTATGGTATTCTTGAAACAAGGAATGCTTTTACTCCCACAAGTGCCAGTGCTCGTACCATTGCAATTAGTGCGCTAGAGGCAGGTCGCTAATGTTGTTTCCGGTTTCTCGCAGAATCGCTTTAAGTCCAAAGTGGACTCGCAATCTTTTGTGGCGCCAAGCTCGCGCCGTGCCCTCGCTTGACCTGCGCTTTGCCGAGAACAAGTCATTAGTTGACGCCACTACTGGGTCGAACCTTGTCACCTTCACCCGCGCCAGCAGCGGCACGTTCGTGGGCAGCGACGGGCTGATCAAGACGGCGACGACGAATTTGACGCTTCGCAGTCAAGAGTTCGCGAATGCTGTATGGACAAAAACCGGATCTTCAATTACGTCAGATGCCGTCTCTGCTCCTGACGGCACCCTCACTGCGGACAAACTTGTCGAAGATAGTTCAACGGGTACGCATAGCATTATTGAAGCGACTGCCACTTCCTACACGAGCGGTGTTGCATATACTTTCTCATTCTTTGTCAAAAAGTCTGAGCGTCAAACGGTGCGAGTCTTGATGCACCCAAACCCGTTTCCTGGAACCGTCGCACAGCGTACTGCAGCATTTAACAGCAATACAGGCGCATTTGTCTCAGTTGGTTCTGCTTATACAAGCAGTTCTGTTACCGCATTCTCAGATGGCTGGTATCGGGTGTCTTTAGCGTCAACAGCAGATGCAACTTCTACAGGCAATTTTGATATTGCTCTTTGCTCTGACGACGCTGGTACAACTTCTTACACCGGCAACGGCACCTCTGGCATCTACATCTGGGGCGCCCAACTAGAGCAGTCGTCTACTGTGGGTGAATACATACCCACCACCAGCACGATCAATAGTGCGCCCCGCTTCGACCACAACCCCACGACCGGCGAAAGCCTGGGGCTGCTGGTGGAGGAGCAGAGGACGAACCTGGTGCTGCAGAGCAATGGGTTTGATACGACGTGGACGAATACAGCCAGCACCGAAACTGCAGCTCAAGGCATTGCGCCAGATGGCACAAATACGGCGTGGGCGCTGACCAATGACACGTCCAATGCAAATCACAACATTTTTCAGTCCGTATCATTTAGCGCTGTTGCCACAACGTTCAGCATTTACGCAAAGTACAGCACCCATAGATGGATTGGCGTTCGCCTTGGAGCAACTGGTAGTCAGTTTTTCGGAAGCTGGGATCTGCAGAACGGTGTTGTTGGCTCGGCTACAGCAGGTGCAACTATAGGTATTCAGTCAGTTGGGAACGGTTGGTATCGCTTGACGCTAACTGCCACATTGACTTCGGCCGGAAATGCAAACTTTATTATTGGGCTGAATAATGCAGACGCTGTTGCTCTAACAACTTACGTGGGCACCGGCACTACGGCGTTTATCTGGGGCGCCCAACTAGAAGCCGGGGCCTTCCCCACCAGCTACATCCCCACCACCACCGCCACGGTCACCCGCAGTGCTGACGTGGCCAGCATTAGTGGTAGCAACTTCTCTGGTTGGTACAACAACACCGAGGGAACCGTATTCAGTGATCTAAAACTAAGAACACTTGGCACTTCTGGTTTCCCGCGAATAATCGCTTTTGTTCAGGCGGATCCAAACTCCTCCAATCAGTTTGCCATCAACACCAGAAACCTTGGCTCAGTTGATGATGGCAAGTTCTTTGGAACCGTTGGCGATGGAACCGTATTCGGCGATTTTCAGCCGCCTACTGGTTCACCTGCTTTTTCGGCCAAAATTGCACTGTCGGCAAAACAGGACGATGGTGCGTTTGCGGTTGCCGGGTATCCAGTGTTTAGCGACAACACATTAAATATGCCGAGTCCAGTTGAATTACGTCTGTTTGGTCAAGCTAGATTCCAGTCAAATAGCTCTGGTTGGATGAAACGCCTCACCTACTGGCCGACAAGGCTCGGAAATGAGGTATTACAAACCATCACCCAGTAGTCGGCAACACTACTCATGACTGAAGAACTCCTCACACCTCCCACCGGCCCCTTTTTCCGCTTCCCCGACGAATCCACCGGCATGGCCGCGCTAACCGAGGCCGGGTTTACCAGCACTGATGACGACGGTAAGACCACGATCCTGACTGCCAGTCACACCCATGCGCTGGATGTAATCGGCACCATCTCCATCGGCGGTGAGTACGACCCAGAAACTGGCGAGGTGCTGGCGCCTCCCACGGTGCTGGACGGCTGGCATGTGAACTATGTTGGTGAACTGCCTGATGGGTGGGAGGAGTTTGTGGTGAGTCCTGAAAATCCAGCGAGGGTGTGGGCGTAGAATAAAGCAAAAGCTTTGGTTTCATGGGACAAATTATTGCAGGCGGTGAGCAGTTTGAAACTCACATTGAGGCAGATTATCGCGGGCAAATTTTAAAAACTGGTCCTGACAGTGGAGCCGTTGACGCCTTTGGTCGTGCTCGCACAAGTGCTCCCTATACGCTTTTTGATAGCACGATGCGCTATAGCAAGCGTCCTGATCAATGGTTTGACCGTATTTCTGGCGGAGGAGTGGTCACTTATTTGACCAATGAAAGCAGCACGGCTTTGACGACTACTACGGCATCTGGGGACGTTGTATTGCGTAGAACTAAGCAATACTTCCCGTATCAGCCAGGGAAAAGCATGATGATCATGCAAAGCTTTGCTGGCACCACGCCAACAGCAGGCCTCATTCAGGAGGCGGGATTTTTTGATGATCAGAATGGAGTGATGTTTAGGGCCAGTGGCACTACGCTGCAAATGGTCATTAGAAGCTTCACGTCTGGCGCTATTGTTGAAAACGTGGTTGATCAATCTGCATGGAATATTAATACTCTTGATTCGCTAGATGTTTCTAAAGCCCAAATTTTCACTGCCGACCTTGAATGGCTTGGCGTAGGACGAGTGAGGGCTGGCTTTGTTGTCAATGGCGAGATTATCTATTGCCATGAATTTAATCATTACAACACATTTACTAGTGCATATATGACAACGGCTATTTTGCCATTGTCCTATCGCATTCATAATGCTTCTGCCCAAGCTTCGGGACGCACCATCAAACAGATTTGCAGCAGCGTGCTGAGTGAAGGCGGATACGAGCCAGATGGCGCGGTGTATTCAGTAAGTCACGATCTAAATTCTGTTCCAAACACGTCTGGAGAGCGCATTACTGCGGGCATTCGCATGGCTAGTGGCCGCACTGGCAATGTCATCCTTCCCGTGAGGATTTCTACTGCCACTGCCTCTGCCGATGTGGTACTGTGGCGCCTTCGTCTTAATCCCACTTTGAGCGGAGTGGTCTGGAGTGACGCTGATAACCAAAGGGGCAATGTGGAAGTGACAACTAGCGGCACTGCTACGGGCGGTACAGTGGTCGATGCAGGCTTTGTAAGTCAGGGCAGTGCGAATAATTACGACATCGCAGTGGCCATTCGTCTTGCCTTGGGGCAAAATGCTTCTGGGCTAAGTGACGAGCTTATCTTGACTGTTGACAGTTCCGTCAATGCCAAAGCTCTTGGCATGATCGGCTGGGTGGAGATCACTTAAGATATGGGGGCAATATGCCGCCCTCATGAATTCTCCTTTTGTTGCAGAAAGCGAATGGTACAAGCAGCAGACGGAGAGTCTCTCCGATATTCTTGCAGAACTGTTAACGGACGATGATCCCGCCATGGCCTGCAAGGCTCTTGGCGAAACCATTGCTTCGTGGGAAGACCACCACGAGAAGGAGCTTGCCAAATGGAAGCGCCTTAGGGCGCTTCTGGGCCTGGGAATTGATAGGTGATGCGAAGCTCTCCACCAAGGGCTTTCACAGCCTCGCTGGCATTCGCTGGCGGGGCTTTTTCAATGAGCACTGATGGGACGATGGCATCAGGCAATGGCGTAATGGTGGCATCAGGAAAAAGCTTATGAGCTTCTTGGGCTAATGCGTTTGCTTTTGATTCTCGTTCGTCTTGGTCCCATTGCTTGACGAGCGTTGCTGCTTGCTCGTCAATTTTTTCCATAACAATTTTAGTTTTCCATTCAGCCCAATCTGGACGACAATGCTTCATTAGCCGTTTGAACCATGGGGAGAAAGCAGGAGAGGGCCATCTTGTGACGGCCCACAGTCCTGCTTCGTAGCAGAGAGCATTAAACCAGCTTTCGCGAGTCATATTTTCTTCGGCATCGTCTAAGATAAAAAGGCAGCGGAACTGCAATTCCCTGCCCACGGACACCTAAAGGAGGTAGGCATCATGTCCATGATAGAAGAATGGCGCCCTATTGCTGGATACGAAGGGGTTTATGAGGTGAGCAATCTTGGTCGAGTACGAAGCCTTGACCGCTGGGTGAGAGTGAATTCTGGCAGAAGGAGAACTGGAGTCCGCTACTTTACTCCGTCTTCATCTGGAAGCAACAAAAAATACAAGCGGGTTCTTTTGCGCAATCCAGACAAACAACGCCCCGTGCATCAATTAGTGCTTGAAGCGTTTGTTGGTCCTCGCCCAGAAAACTGCGAGGTTAGGCATTTAGATGGTGATCCCAGTAACAACAGGCTTGATAATTTAGCTTGGGGAACCAAAGCAGAGAATCAAGCCGATAAAGTTAGGCATGGCACAGTTCTTCGTGGTACGGCAAACCCAGCCAGCAAGCTTACCGAGACTGATGTGCTAGCCATACGCGCTAGCAATAAAAGGCAAGTTGATTTAGCAGAAATTTACGGAGTAACTCAGCCAATTATCAGTGCAATTCGCTTGCGCAAAATATGGAAGCACCTTGATTAACCTTCCTGGAAAACGGAAATATAAACCGTCCCTTGTTTAGTTAAAGGCAGAATTTTATCGCGAAGATCAATATTAAAAGCCCTGCAACAGCCAAGAGTCGGCACCAGAGGTTGCTTGGGGGCCCATGCGCCAGGCCATCCATTTGCACTGCCGCCTCCATGCAGGCATATTCCTGCGCGGCCATTCCCAGTTTCTTGATTTTCTAGTTCAATCATGTCGAATGTATACCACCCGTAAGCCATGAGAGTACGATCAAAAGCAGGCTTGTCTCCAGCTCGTTCATAATCCCGATAGATAGTACCCAGCTTGTACAGACCTGGGGGGCAATCACTATTTGTAATCTTCCATTCAAAATCACTATATTGCCCACGGGCAAGGCAAGGAATGGTCCAAATCAGCTCGCCTTCAAACGAGAATGCTTTCATCGTTTCGTTCGCATCGTTAACGATGAGATGGGAGTCTCCTTTCTTGAAGCCAAAGTCTTGAGGACGTTTTCGGGGACCGATCATAGTAGTTTTTGTTGATTCTGGAGCATATTCCTTCATGAGCTTAGAAAGCTTTGCTGGATAATCGGGATCCGTAGCATAACTTTGTTCACGAAGCATGCGTGCCGCTGCGTAGCGATTAGGCGCATGATTGACGCCCTTAAAGTGGCGATAGTCTTTATACCATCGTGTGATTAAATATTCAATGCAAGCGGCAAGACTAGGGAAATCAATAAAGCCCGCCTTAATGGTCACCCATTGACCGTCGTACCATTCTTGCGTGGCAGTAGACGTGCCTTCGCCTTTGATGCCTAGATAGTTGTTTTTGCCAGACGTGTGCTTACCAAAGCCACTTTCAAGACAGCATTGTGCTGCAGCAAGCTCGGGGTAGCGAGCGCCGTAATGTCGGGCAAGCTGAAAGCATTCGTCCCAGAATGCCCGATTAGAAGGCCACATGGCCTCAGCCCTTAACGCGGAAGACAGTTTTCAAGCCTTCAATGAGAAGCTGCAGCACGTTATTGCTTTTCCAAGGAGAGTGATCAAGAATTTGGTCAGCAGCAGCAATAAGAATGCCACCAATTACGAACCATTCTGCGCCGCTCATGATGAACAATGCGAGGGAGTATATAAATAGCCTAGCGTTCAATCTCTAAACTGCGCACTCTTGTTTCAAGATCGCTCATTTTATCAGTGAGCGCACTGAGCTTTTCTGTGACGCTTTCAATTTGCACTGCCACTCTTGCTTGCTGAGTGCCCACAGCAATAAGCATTGCCCCTGTGGACAGCAACATTCCGGCGGTTATAGTCGCCACAAAGTTAGCTAGACCGTCCTTGAAACTGTCCATAGCCAAGAGTCAATGATATTATTCTACGGAATTCACCAGCAAATGTTTCGCGTTAGATTGTCCTCAAGACAATTAAATAGTGCCATGCTTAGTGCGAATGGTCCTGATGAGCTGCTTTATTCTCTCATTGAACTTCGCCCTGGGGATGCAAAACGTAGATTTCGCAAGAGTATTTTTGAGGACTATTTCCTGAGGGGACCTTTCGGGCAGTGTGCATGTGCTTATTGCGGCACGTGGAATGAAAAGCTTACCATTGACCACATTGTCCCCAAGAGTAAAGGGGGGCCTCATTTCAGCCGATGGAACACCATTCCAGCATGTCGATCCTGCAATATCTCTAAGCAGAACTTGCCAGTGTTTGAATGGTGGCGGCCCCAAGATTTCTGGACCGAGGAGCGAGAAGAAAAGCTGATGGCTTGGGTGTATTGCAATAGCTTTGTCAGCGCTCACACTGACCAAAAGGATCTTGAGGAATGGTGTGAAAAGAAAGGCCTGGTGCTTCCTGTGCATCAACGCATTGCCCATGAAAAAGGCCCCGTTTGGGGCCTTTGTTGCAATGCTGCTTAGCCTTCCACTGGAGCAAAGGTGATCTGCTTGCCTGGTAAGTCGTAACGAATGCCAGGCATGGGACAAAAGCCATCTTTGCAAAGCTCTGAAGGCTTCTCAAGAGCATCAACAGCTTCCTGTTCCGATTCATTCTCCATGGAGAAAATGAGAAGGTCAAGATACCAACGACATTTCTTTAAATCCTCGAGGCCATTTTTATCTTCATAGCGCCAAACATATTTGATAATGTTGCCCTTCAGGAATCCCCTGAAATCATCTTTGTCCATTGAAGCTTCAATGGCTTCAATGCATTCAATGCCACCATTCTTGGCGTAGTGGCGAGGATTGTTTACGGGGTCGTGCATGATCAGAAGGATGCTTGGTGGAGATCAAAAGCCTCGAAGGCCTCTTTGAACAATGGACGGGCGAGCATGGAGAGGGCCTGAGCGTAGGCTTGGATTTCGCCTTGGCTATCAGCTTTGTCTCGCAATGAAATGAAATGCAACAAAGCTTGCAAGCTGCACGTCCAAGTGAAACTGGTGTACATGCCAACGGGCAGAATGCCACGTGCCTGCTCTTTGCTCACACCTAGCGTCAGGAGGGCCTTGTAGGCTTGTTTAGCCTGCTCCAAGGCCTTGGCGTATTCGATCATCGCCATCTGGTTTGCGGGCTCTTCCAGGAGCCCATCAGAGGCCTGCTTGTTGCTGGCGCTTTGCTGACGAAACTCACGAGGCATGTAGAACAGATCGTCGTCAGCTTCGCAATAGCGAAAGCTTTTCTCGTTCCAGCCAAGCGTGTCGTTGGCGAAGGTGCCACCAATGACATGCTTCCACCATTGCCGACAAACGAACAATGGAGCCTTCACTTGCCATTTGGTGACAACGCCACGAAATGGACTGGTGTGTTGATGCTTGACAAGATAGTTCAGAAGCTTCTGGTCCTTTTCGGACCATTCGCTGCTGCTCTGGCCAAAGCTTTGACGAGCATCACAAACGATGTCCAAAGAGCTTCCCATCCAATCAATGAGACGCACCATGCTGATGCCATCCATCAGCGGATCAATCTTAGCCATCATTCAGCTTTGTTGAAAACAATAAGAAGGCGAAAAGTGGCAGCAATCAAGAACCACTGCCAAAAGCCAAGTAAGACACTGGGGAACAGCAAGCCAGCGCAAACACTTAGAAGCCAAGCCCGTAGGCACATGATGCCAAAAATGGCAAGTGCTTGCCCTCCAATTTTTGAAAAGTCTTTAATCAAGTCGTCAGTTGCCTTGGTAAGCATTGGTAATTAGAGAGAGTGGCCTGAGTCGCTGCAAACTGATTGTAGGAGCAATGTCCGTAGTGGAATGCCAGCGTACTTGTGCCTTCTTGGCCCGTCCGCTTGCATCAAAGCCTTCAATGGTGCCAACAATGGAGGAGGGCATCCATCCAGCGGCTGTACGTTGTACGTACACCACATCTTGCCCAGGAAGCCATTCATAGTTGCGAGGCGTGCGAGGAAGTTTGTAGGGGCGGTAGCCCGACCCGCATTTTACGGCATCCTTCCCATCGTCCACCTTATAAGCAAACCGCTTGCCAAATTGCCGCATGGCTAGGCTAAACGAAATGAAGAGAGAACAATGTCCAGGATGTTTTCCATTCCAGTAGGATTAAACTACAACGGACGGGACTGCATTGCTGCCATGGGGCCATTTGAGCGGAGCATGGAAAGGGACTTTGCCCTTGTTGCCAATAGGAAGGCTCTTAGCGAATGCAAGGATGCTGACAAGCTGCGTGAAGTGGCTTTGATGATGATGGAAGGTTGGAGCAACATGCAAGAAGCCGTGAGTTCCTTGGTGAAGGAAAACCTTGAGCTGCGTCAAGCAATGCAATTGCAAGAGCACGATTTGCAAGCTGCTGATGAGTTGCTCATGGAAGCTGCAGATGCAGTTAACAACTTTGCAAAGAAGCAGCAATCCGCTCAAGCCAAAAAATTTCCTTGGCCGTTTGGCTGGTAAGAAGATAAACTTTCCATCCTCCCATGGTGGCAAGATTGAACTTACGAGCATCGCGCTCGTAGCCAGAGCCCGTTACGTGCCTGCCCCTGCTGAACGTGCCCCCTTGTATTTCAATGAGGCTTTGAGAGGGCAGATGAGCGAAGTCTGCCCTGTAGCGTTTTGACCGCTTGCTTTTTGCATAGCGCTCTTGGAAATCAGCTTCCCACGTTGGCACGTCACTGAATTCTCTGATCAATGGGAGGCCAGGAAAATGGGCTTGCCAAAGGCCGAGAAACTGATCTTCAAGAGCACTCACGGTCTATACGGCAGCGAATGCTACGCTAGCGCCTTGGTTCTGATACTTGCCATTGCCATAGCCCTGGGCCGCTTCTGAGATAAGACGAGCAAACATCACTTGCGCTATACCTTCATTTGCATAGATGCGTACTGGAAAAGCCAAGGGATTGACAATGCAAATAGTAAGATGGCCAGACCAGCCAGGCTCAATTGGCGTAACGTTAATGATTGTCCCTTGCCGTGCATAAGTGGACTTGCCATCGCATATGCCCATAATATTAGGCGGCATTGTGATGAGTTCCACACTCACGCCAAGAGCGTAGGAAAACGGAGGCAGGATGAAGAACGTGGAGCCACCATCTTCAACGGGCGCAGCTTCATACATCATCTCCTTGTTGAAGGCCTTCACATCAAGGGCTTCCACGGGATTGTTGTTGTTGATGACCATGAAGCCCTGTGGGGAAAGGCGCAGGTCATATCCAGCGTGGCTCAGTCCGTATGAGAGGGCTTTCGCGCCATTGGGAAGCTCTCTTGTTTTTTCCCCAACGAAAGGAAAAAGAATATCATTTTCAGCAAGAATGCTGATTTCCTTGTCATTAAGAAGCATGGTTCTGAGGAAAAAGAAAGGGGCTCTTAAGAGCCCCGCTTGGAAGACGAAAGAACAAGCAATCAGAACGGATCGTCAGAGAAGCTCTGCTTGTTTTTGTTGCCATTGTCCCACATGGAGGCATAGGCCTTTGGAGAATTGTCAAGCTTGTTGACAGTCACTTGCCCTTTGAAATGAGGGGCGGTGTCCTTGTCGCGCTTGTCATTGTCCCAAAGGGCAAAACGCAGGGAATAGTTCCCTTGGGGATTGGTGCCAGCTTTCTTCATGGCATTGAGGATGTCGGGGGTGAGATCGACAGTGCCAGAGAATGCGGGAGAGTTACCTGCGGGCATTGAGTGTTCCTCAGAGGAGTGTAGTGGGCCCTTGAAGGGGCATCGCCAGCATAACGCCAGCTAGGACAGGGGTCAAGCGCCCTTGTCCATAGAAATGGTTAAGGGGCGCCTGCCTGGGTAGTGTTCAAAAAAGAACTGCTGCACCTTCTGCACCATGATGCCGGCTTGCATGGCAAGCTCGGCGGCGGAGAGGCTCACAATCTGGGCTTCCTGGCCCTTGCCAGTGTCGGGATCGTAGATGGAGATGGCACAATGTGCCTCGTTCACTTCGATGCCATACATCTGTTCAATTGCCTGTACGTAAGCACCAAGCTGCATCCGATAGTCGGCTAGCTGTGTATCAGGCTTTGCTTTGTAAGAAGTTTTCCAATCAAGAAGGGCAAGTTCGCCATTCTTCATTTTGGCAAGCATGTCGAAGGTGCCTGAATAGCCAATTTCTTGCGCAGGATCGTACCAAGCAATGGCACTTTCAACAAGCAAAGGACTGTCAACGAGATCAAGAAAGCCGACAATGCTTTCAAAATAAGGTACGTAATTCTCATGAGAATCAAGATGAGACTGAATGTCCTCACCGTTCCAGAGATCTTCTAGAACACCGTGAAGCCAATTGCCTCGATCCACAGCATTACGAGTGCGACGATTAGCTTCTTCATTGCCTACCTTCTTGCGCCAGTTGATGAGAGCTGCAATTTTGCCAGGCGGAGAACACGCGCTCGCAATAGTTGTCACAGAAGGCAAAACAAACCCTTCTGGAACATTGGGAAAATCGTTGAGCAGATAGTAACGCTTTTTCTGAATCTGGAGCCGGTTGGGCTCGTAACGGGGGAGCGCTGGCATCTGAAGGGCTGCGAGACATAGATCGTAACAGGCCATTGCTCATTTTTCGTTCATGTCCCAAAAGTATTCACAACCCTCTTCCTTCATCGGAGGGGCGGCGAAAAAGCTTTGCCAGCGATCAGCAGGAGCCATGAAGCGCCAGCACTGTTCTTTGATGGGGCATCCTTCCCCATTACACATTGCAATGTCGGGCATGTTGATTTTGTTGGCGAGTTGAAGAAGAAAGATCCGGTCAGATAAAGGATTGTTTGCAATGGTCTCTAGCATGGCAGCAATGCGACGATCACTGCCAAGCGTTTCTTCAGGGAAGCTCCAGAAAGCTTCGTGGCAAGCATCAATCAGAGAGCGATGATTTTGCAGCATGTTTTTCTTCCATCATTTCGTACTCTTCAACCATGGTCCCCATGGAAGCCATTGCGCAGCTTTCAGAAAAGCCACAAGCTAAAACAAACTGCTTGAAATGTTCAACCACTTCAGGCATGTAGATGTTGTGAAAAGAATAGGAGAGTTTAGTTTCTCCTTCTTCGTAAAGAAAAGTAAAGCGACTCATGGAAGAATCAAGCTCGCGATTAAAAGAATGGTCCATCCAATGACAATGGCAATGAGGGAAACAAGGAGGAATAATCCGAGGGGATCATTCGCTAAAAAGGTGGGGAGGAATGCTAGTGAGGGGAAGTTCATCTTCGTCAATACAAAGAGAGCCAGCAAAGGCCCGCACTAAGCGGGCCGCTGCCAGGTCTACTGCTTTTTTGCTACGAAAGCCTTCATCCCTTCGATCATTGCCTCCGTATCCTCGAGGCTGCGAATGGCGTTGATCTCCTCGGTCATTTCAGCTTTGCTGATAGCAATGCCTTCCTGCTTGGCCCATAGGGTCATCATTGCAGCTACCACGTTGCCGAACTGCTGCCAGCTCTTCACTTCAGTGGCACGGGCCAAGCCGATGCTTTCCAGGGCAGCCTTGCCAGATGCCATGGCAGCTTTCTCGTCGGCATATTTCAAAGGATTGGCCTTGCAAACTGCTGTGAGAGCAGTTTTTGCGTCGAAGGGCTCAGCGGACCCTGTATCAGCGGTGGCAACAGACCCCTCGCTTCCAGGAGCAGTAGCGCTTTCTTTAGGGGCAGTCTTGGTGCGTGCAGGCGCCTTGAGCGTATCCTGCTGCGGCTTTGGCGATTCCTCCTTGGGGATGTCCTCTCCTGCATAGAGACGAAGGCCCAGGCCCGTGAACGTAGCAATTGCCTTGACGCTGGCACGCTGGATGTTGTCACTAATGGCACGACCGTCGAGCTGTTGGATGGAATTGTGCTTACGGTCCATCACAGGGAACACCAGGGCAGGCGTGCGCTTGATGCCGTCCGTCAGATAGGGGCGAAGGATGAAGGCACCAGGCTCGCCAAACACGGGCCAGCCAATAGTCTTCTCTTCAAAGGCCACAAACAGCGTCGGGAAATGCTCCTTTAGGTAGCGAAAGGCGAAGGGCCAAGAGAGATACGAGAGGCCCTTGTAATCCTTTTCAATGTGGGGACCAATATCGGGAGTGTCATAAGCATTGCGAAATGCTTCTGCGGTGATCTCCAGGGGAGCAAAAATGCCAAGAGCACGCTCGGCCATTGCTTGCTTAGTCGGATCGGAGAGGGCTTCCATGGTCGAGAAATCAGACGGGGAGTAAAGAAATTTGGTGTGGTTCATAGCGAAGCCACTGCTTTGTAGCCACGGCTCAAGGGATTGTATTCGCCATGCATGATGACAAACATCTTGTCCGGATTTTCATTCTTCGTGATGAGACTATCACCAGGGAGTGGCCAATCGTTGATCACTCTCACATCAGTGGGCTCCTCGAGGTATTCAGGATCGTAATTCTCAGAAATTACGCCCTCCTCCCATAGGATCTTCACTTCTGTGTTTCCATAGACCAAGAGGAATTCCTCGCAGGCAAGTTTAAGCTCGGAAACTTTCATAATCCTCAATGGTTGTTTCAGAAGTGGAATGGTCTTCAACCAAAGCGAAAGCGCCATCAGACAAAGAAAAGCCTCCTTCCCAAGCGGGAGTGGTGCGAATGAGACGTTCTACTGTCTCACTCAGGCTCTGCCTGGCATCGTGAGCAATGTTCTTTAGATGGGCGTATGCCGTATCTGTGATGGTGAAGTGGCGGCTCTTCTTGGGCTCGCCGTGGTCAATTGTCATAAAACAAAGGGGCGAGGAGGTAGCCAGCAGTGAAGCCAAATGCTGCAGCCAGCAGAAGCTCCATGGTTTGTCTTGCGAGGGACATGGCCAATATAGCCGTTATGGCCAGTCGGTCAAGGCTTGAGGGCGCTGAGCTTTATAAAGAATTGCAAAGGGCTCGCCACGACTGCGTTTTGCTGCTAGAACAGCCCCATCTCCACCTCGCCCATGGCCTTTTCCATCCTCGACCACCTCGCCAAGCTGGAACCGAGCGACCATCACGGCAAATACATCTGCCCTGCCTGCGGCGGCAACGACTTGTCCGTAAACGAAGGCAATGGGGCGTACAACTGTTTCAATGACGACTCGGCCAAGCATCGTGCTGAGATTCGTAACATTCTTGCACCTTTGGATAGGTGGGAAAGGCCCCTTCGTGAAGCTTCTTCCTATGTATTTGCCTATCAGAATCGAGATAAAGAGAAAGTCATTAATGTAATTAGGGACGATTCTTCTGGCAAGAAAACTATTCGCCAGGACTATCCAACTGTCCCCAAAGAAAGCGGCAAACGTAAAGCTGCCATTGATCAACTTCGCAAGAACATTCTTCCCTATCGTTATTACGAAGCCATTGAGGCCTCAGAAGCCGCTGGCCTTCCCATCTTTATTGTTGAAGGTGAACTTACCTGCGACAGTCTTTGGGAGATCGGCCTCCCATCAATTACATTTCTTGGCGGAAGTGGTCAGTATCGCGCCAATGGCGACTATTCCCAACTGTTTCGTGGCAAGAAGGTAATTCTCTGCCCTGATCGTGACGAGCCTGGCGTGGCTCTCATGAAAGAAGTGGCTTCAGATAATCCTGGGGCGCAATGGCTCTATGCTGAGCCTTCTAATTTTGAATGGGAAAGCCTCCCTCAAAAGGGAGGCTATGACTTGGCTGACTGGCTGGATGATGGCGCTGATCAAGAAACCATTCTTGCTTCCATTGTCTCAAAGGATCGCCATGAAGGTAAAGACGGCATTCCTTCATTTGAGGAGATCATCTCCACTCTGGAGCGTATGGTTGGCCTTTATGGTAACGACGCTCGCATTGCTTTTGAAGCTCGCCAATGGATGGAAAGCCATGGCATCAAACTGAACGCACAGGAAACTGAGAAGCTGCTTGTTGAAGCACGCGGGCGTGTGCATGGTCGAGAGGAAATGGAAATCCTCGATGCGAAGAGCATTGCACAGTCAGAAGATTCTCGTAAGTGGACCATTGCTGGCATTCTTCCTGAAAGCAGTGTGATGCTGCTTGCAGCAGCCCCTGGTAGTGGCAAGAGCACCATCTTGTACAACTGGGCATTGCACGTGGCCACTGGCAAGGATTGGAGCAATCGTCGTTGTAAGCAAGGAAAAGTGCTCGTCATTCAATGCGACGAACCAGTGGTTGATGCTGCTGAGAAGCTGCAGATCATTGGTTACGACGATGACACTCTCGACAATGGGATGATTGATTTCATTGATCGTTGGCGCTTTAGTAATATCCCCCAGCTCCTTTCGTATGTGCAGCGCCATCATCCTCAGCTCATCATGATCGACAGTCTCACATCCTGCCTTGCTGGCATGGACGTGGATCTTATTCGTTCCGATGCTGGTAATTGCATCTACGAGCTGCGTGACATTGCCAATCAATATGGCTGCTCCATTGTCATTCTCCACCACTTGAACAAAAGTGGTGGCATTCGTGACAGCTCCAGCTTTGAAGCCAACGTTAGTGAAGTGGTGAAACTGTATCGCACTGATAACAATCCTGATTCCACTCAATTTATGTTTGAATGGACAAAGAGCAGGAGCGGTTTGGCTGGTAAGCATTTCATGCAGCGCGATCCTTCCACTTATGGCTGGTACTACAAAGGCCCTGCAGTGGGTGGCAATGAAGCGCTTGACAATCTCGTGAATATGATCAATTCCCGCAAGCATGAGCGTTTCGATAGGAACGCTGCTGCCGCAGCTTCTGGCTCATGGGATCGTGCCATTGTTGGGCGTTTGCTGGAAGTGGCTCGTCGTCAGGGCTTGATTGATACCAGCTTCATTGTTGGTCCCAATGGTGAGCGCACCAGGATGTATCAAAGTTGGGCCTACCAAGAGCCTGAGTTTGATTTCCAGCCTGTTCCCGAGCGGGAACAAGCCCAGCAAGAAGAGCCTGTTTCCATGGCGACAAATGAAAATCTTCCCGAAAGGGAAGACGAGGATGATTGGTTCTAACATGTATTAACTTATGCTGACCAAATGGATACAATTGCAGTCTGGTTTTCTTGCGGCGCAGCTAGCGCAGTCGCCGCTTATAAAACCATCCAAAAATATGGTCATTCTCATAACGTGCGAATTATCAATAATCCTGTAGCCGAAGAGGATCCAGATAATCGTCGATTTCTTCTTGACGTGGAACGATGGATAGATCATCCAATTGAATTCGCCATCAACTCCAAGTACCCATCTTGCTCTTGTGTCGATGTATGGGCAGATCGCAAATTTATGAGTGGTCCGCTGGGAGCTCCATGCACATTGGAATTAAAAAAGAAAGCACGACAGCAGTGGGAGAAGGAAAACCATGCTGACTGGCATGTTCTTGGTTTTACACACGATGAAAAAAATAGGCATGATCGTTTCGTATTAACGGAACGCGAAAACGTTTTGCCAGTGCTTATTGATGAACGGATTACCAAGAAAGAATGCTTTGAAATAGTTGCTTCTGCTGGCATCGCTCTACCTTCTATTTACCTCCGTGGCTATCCAAATGCAAACTGCATTGGCTGCGTAAAGGCGACTTCAGCTACTTATTGGAATCACGTGAGAAAAGAAGACCCAACGGTGTTTGAAGAAAGAGCGAAGCAATCTAGGCAAATTGGCTGCAAGTTGGTGCGATGGAAAGGAAAGAGAATATTTCTTGACGAACTACCAATCGAAGCTAAAGGTAGGAAGATGAAAGGTATGGATTTTGAGTGTGGTATTTTTTGCGAGGAACGCACCTTTTGACGCAATAGGAGGGAGGCTCTATTGCTAGCCTCCCTGCTGCTTACCGTAGCGAGCAGCTTCATTCAGTATAGGCAAATAAAGAGCGGGGCCTGATGGCCCCTTTTTTTATGCCCTGTGCCAGTCCTGAAATTGGCCCTCTTGTGAAAATTTGGTGGTCATGCGTAAAGTGGTCACGGAAAGTCCCGAGCGCAACCCAAAATCCAGTGCTCGCCTCTCCAGCCCTCAGCGGCATGGCCAGCCAGGGCGAGCGGAGCCCCAAAGGGCGAAGCGCCTCGATCACCAGGCCAAGATTCCCTAAAAAGAACAGGCCAAACGAGGCCTCAAATCTCCGCCCTGCCGATCAAGCCAGAGTGGAGCCCCAAAGGGCGAAACGTTCAAGCCAGAAGGCAAAAGTAGCCTTCAAGAAAAAAGAAGGGATCTAGTATTACAAAGGACATTCCTTTAGCAATGCTTAATCCGCCTAAGCCAGTAGATATGCTTCCCTTGCTGGAGCACAATGGCATTGAAATTGTGCCCATTGTTCATTACGGCTTTTCTCGCTCGAACAAAGGGCCGCAACCAGCGGCCCGAACAATCTATGGAGCACGCGATAGCAAGAACGAACGCCATTGGCGTTCCACTTTGAATCAAATTCACCAGTTAATTGATTCAGGCTTTGACATCGCCGAGCCCGAGCAAATCAATGCGTGAATTCTGTACCAATCCAAAGGATTGCATGGCCCTCGCTTACGAGCGTGCCGTTGATCACCAGATGGATCCCGTAGGTCTTGATGCTGCCTACGCTGAAATTGTTGATAGCTTCCATAAAGAAATGGAAGAATTCATTAGGAAATATTGCCCGAAACGGCTGAATGATTTCGACGATCTGCTTGAGAAAGCTTTCTGGCAGTATCATTGATAGTCAGGAACGGGGCACTATTGTGCCCCTTCGCTTTATGGAAAACACTTCGCGAACACTGTCAGAAGAAGAATGGCGTGAGCTGTGTTCGCTGAAAAATGCCATTGACGAAAGTCCAGCCACTGTCGTGGCTTCCAAGATGGAACGTTTTACTGAACTATTTGTTCGTACTCTCCATGGAAAGGGAGATACAATGCGATAAGCTAGTCTGTAGAGAA